ACACTATGCTAAAGGCAGGCTCGCAGCATTAGAAGCTGTGCTTCAGGATCTTAAAGACCTGCAAAATAGAGAGGATAGTATAGATGACATTGATCAAACCTAATACTAAATTAGTCACACCTGAAAAAGATGATGACGAACCCTTAGTTCCCAAGGGTAAAAAAGAAGTGGAACAATATCTCAACCTTTTACCAAAACCTGTAGGATATAGACTTTTAGTCAGACCTTATCAACCTAAGCAAAAAACTAAAGGTGGTCTTTATTTAACAGAGAAAACTCTTGAAACACAACAGCTTACCACAGTGGTGGGTTTTGTGGTGAAGATGGGCGATCTTTGTTACAAAGATAAAAACAAATTTCCCACAGGCCCATGGTGCAAGGAGGGACAGTTCGTAGTATACGGACGATATGCGGGTGCTCGTTTTAAAACAAAATATGGTGAGCATCGCATTTTAAACGATGATGAAATCATTGGAACTATTAACAAACCCGAGGATATCCTCGCTTTATTCTAAGGAGTAAAAATGCAAGAAGAAAATAAAGTAGAATTAGATACAGATGACGTTAAAGAAGAAGATGTATCTATAGAAGAAAAACCTAAAGAAGAAAAGCCAGAAAAGGTTGAAGTTGATTTAGGTTATTCAGATCCAATTAAACAAGAAACAAAAGCAAAAGTTGTTGAAGACGAAAAACCTCAACAAGAAGAAAAAAAAGAAACTGAAGATAATCTTCAAGAAGTATCTCAAAATGTGCAAAAGAGAATAGATCAATTGACACGTAAGATGAGAGAGGCTGAACGAAGAGAAAAAGCAGCTGTTGATTATGCAAAAGGACTACAAAAAAAATATGATACAGCAGATAAAAAATTGTCATCAGTGGATGATAGTTATTTTAAAGAATTTGAAGCTCGTGTGGATGCACAAAGAGAACAAGTCAAAACAGCTTTGAAGAGTGCAATTGAAAACAATGATACAGACAAAATTATGGAAGCTAATGACA